AACGAAGAATTCACGGACTCCATGGAATCCGATTTTGAATAGATTATCTCCATCTACTAAAAGGGTTTTCAATTGTTACTAACTAAACGGTTCGATAAACAACAAATTAGAGGATCTCAGGGTCTTTCTCCTCGTGGAGTGAGAAGTCCCCATCAGAACCAATAATACCCTTCCAATAGTCAGAATGCTCCTTCTTGTATGACTCGATCGAAGCCTTCTCTTCAGCAGTATCCTTACCTGCTAAGAAACCGTGCGGGGTAACAATAATCTTTCCATCTTCATAACCCAATCCGTTGATGTGGTTCTTCATGACGGAGATTTTCGAACGAGTCGCAAACTTAACCGTTCTCTTGTCTTTTGTTGCTGTAATCTTAGTGGTACCAGCACCCTTTTGATTACCGAACAAAAATACCAAGGATGAATTCAACCAAACTGATTCACCACCTTTGGCCTTGATCTTAGGTTGTCCAAAAGGATTATCAGGGAGTTCAACCCATGGTTGATTCACAATTACTAAAGTATTTTCAAATTTAGAATCCGCTTTACGTGAACCTGAGATTCTTTGGTTGATACCCATTCCAATTTTGTCTGAAAGTGTTGCCGCATTGTGTTGTTTACCACCCTTACCCTCATAGGTCATCTTGGAAGGAATCGATCCGACTGAATCCCATAAAAACAACAAATCATATTCTAATTCACCCTTCTCTTGAGCATCCAAGAGTTCGTTAATATAATCAGTGATTTGTTCAATGTAACTAAAGTTGTTATTGAAGATGAAAAATCCATCCCAATCGATTTCACCAGTCTCCTCATCAACAGCTTCTTGACACTCAAAACCCATAATCTGCGCATGTTCAAAACTCCACTTCTGTTCTGTAATAATAAAAACAGGAAGTATCCCTTGTTTTTGAGCACTGACAGCTGACTTTACAAGTGCCGTAGTTTTTCCCGTATCACTGTGACCAAGAAACATGTTTATATGTCCGATCGCAGGACCTGGAAGACCAACAGCCTCCAAAAATTCTTTACCCAAGTCAAAAAAACGTTGGGGTTTGTATTTTGCTGAAGTAGAGAATTTCTTCTTCAGAGATGTGAAATCATTTTTCTTTAGTGCCATGTTATTTTTTGTATTCGTATTCGTTTAACCCTACAGTACTTTCAATATAAACCCAATCTTCATCTTTTACAATATCTTCCAAAAATTCATACGGGGTTTCCTCATAAATTTTTTGTTGTTCTTCAGTCAGTTCAATCTCGTAGTAACGATATACCGGAGATAGTTTTATTATTTTAGCCATATTAAAAAAAAAGAAATGGTGCGGATAAACCACACCATTTTTTATTTAGAAGGGTAGATCTTCATCAGGATCAGCTCCTGCTTGTGGATCAGCAAGTTGTGTTGACTTACCACCTCCCATTGATAGGAGAGCGTCATCACCATAAACATACTTTCCGGTTTCTGAATCCCAACGGGGTTCTTCACCACGAGCAATCGCCTCCAAGTACTCTACAGGTTTTTTAGAATAAACATCCTGCCAGGTCAACTCATCAGCCAACCACTCTTTCATAACACTCTCATCTGAGTGAAGAAGTGAGGGGTCGTCGTGCATGATAGTTTGAATTGAGGTGTAGTCTTTACCACCAGGTGTTTTTTGTTTCACCAACTGAATGATAAGATCACGACCTTTTTCAGGATCAGTAATATCACCCTTCTGTCTCCAAATAGGGATAATCTTATCCAAAATACCTTCGTTCTTGTAATTGTGTTTGAATCTCCAAAACTTTACACCTTCTTCTTCAGCATCACGATCGACAACCTTTACAATGTAGAACTTACGAGATTTGTATTGACGAGCTAATTCTTTGTCGGATTCTTTTCCTGTTGACATGAGTTCATCATAAACTTCATTCAAAGGTGAACGCTCGTTATCATTTTTTCCTGGATCATAGAACTTCTGCCATTTACCACCAACCTGTAGTTCGTGATAGTAAACCTCAACAAAAGGTGATGATCCGTCTTTAGTGGGGAGAATGCGAACTCTTCGTTGACCTTGTGCCTGACCTTGTGGTAGGATACAAGCGAAGTATTTCTTCATTCGTTCTTCCTGTGACATTCGACCTGAATTGTCATAGGATTGGGTGTTTTTCTCGTATTGTGCGAGAACTGCGTCAAGTGGACTGCTCATAATAAAAAATTTAAATTGTTAGACATAAAATATACGCCAAGTTTATTGTTCCGTCAAATCATTCGCCAAATAAAAAGGGTCACAACGTGACCCCTTAATTATAGTAATTTTATTTTCAAAATCAACGCATTCCGAATCTTGTGTCCGTTGGTTCCGGAAGTGCCGTGTCAAATGATTTCTTGATATCACTTGGAATAATTTGTTCAACCTCATCTGAAGTTAGAACATACTCATTCTTACCTGACTTTTCCAAGTCGTCTTGCTTGTCATCAAAAAAATCCGTTAGCTTTTGATGGAATGGTCCTGAATCTAAACTTCTCAATTCTAATTTTTCTTGAGGAGTTTTTGGACGATACTTCTCAACTTTCTCTTCAATTGAATTCAGTTTGTCCACCAATCCTTCCATTTCTGAAAGTTTTCCTTGAAGTCCTTCAAGTTGTTTGAACATCATTTCAAAATACTCATTTTGTTTTGACTCCATACTTTTTTGTGAGTTCACCAAATCAGTAATATCAAGTTCTTCACTTCCTGAATCAGACTCTACTTCTTGACTTGATCCATCGTCACCAATTTTCTCTACCTCATCATCTTGTGTTACATCAATCACTTCAGGTGTAGTATCAGCTGGCTCCAACATAGGATCCTCTGTCGGTACCTCTTCAGGGGTAGCTTCGGCACCTACTTCAGCACCTACCTCAACTTCTTGTTCTGTGATGTATTTGTTGATAGAATTGTGTCTTGTCAATTCCTCTAAAATTTTTTTGTCAATATTTTTCATTATCAACCGTTTAATAATTGTTTAACTCCTTGTGGTGTTTCTACTTGAACTCTTCTGTTAGTTCTCATTGTGTTGTCAACTCTTTCAATGAGTCCGTCACGATCTCTAACAGTGTAACAGTCACCAGTATCTAAATCACACACTTCGGTGTATCCATTACCTGTTGTTTTTTCACTATATCTTGAATTTTTTCCAAGATAATTGTCTAAATGGGCTTTAATATTCATAATATTATTTCTCTATAAATATAATCAAAAGTTAATAAGTCCTAAAGCAATACATTTATCAACAACCTCTGAGGATTGTTTTCTAAGTGATTGAACCACTGAGGCATTTGCAAATATCCAATTGTTGAGTTGTTCTCTAGTCTGATACTTCTTAGTTGGCCACCATTGAAGCCAAACTAAAATCAAACTGTCAATAAAATCTTCTTTATTTCCCCACTTGAAGTCAGGGTTAGTATTATAAAGTGAATTGTAATATGTTGACATAAATTGTATGGAGTTATCAAAATTTTCAAAAACCGCATACGGTATTGTAACTGAACTCGAATTTGTTCTACATCCATACGTAGGAGTAAAGAACCTTCTTCTTTCTCCGTAGGTTATTCCTGAATATATAGACCCACCAAATGGAGTTCCTCCCAAATCATAATCAAAGGTTATGAATTTACTATCATCATGACCGTTAAGATAAGAAGTAAAGAAAACCAATCCACGAACTATCTGATTACTAACACTACTCTTTATCTTACTTGCCAAATCCGCGAAAGTAATTTCAGTCTTCACACTCTCAATACCTTGATAATTTCTATACTTTTCGTTAGCCAATAACATATCATTGAAACAACTTACGGGATTTGTTGGTGTAAATGACTGGTTTGTTTGAACCGTATTCCCAACAGCAATAACATTATTAGACACCGTTTGTGCATCAGTCTCTTTTAATCTCTGAACGGTTTGTACCAACTCACTTAATAAACTTTGATTCAAACTCACGATTTGATTCGTTATCTTAGGTATAGAGGCAACTGGCATTCTTAATCCTGTGAAATAAGTTTTGAAGTCACCCCCATCGATAACGTGTTCTACAGACTGAATCATGTAAGGACCGTAAAACATTGGTACATGTTGTAGATTAAAGTACATTGTGGGTTGTATCATCATATTTCCCAAGGATTCTACACGACATTCATAACTTCGAGTTTTGTAAAAATTATACAATCCAAGGCTCTGTCCCGTAGCTCTACGACCACCCGCTTGGAGTGCCATATCAGTCATTACCATATTGGATTCTGCAGTTGCCGCGGCAGAGTTTTGATCTAATTGTATTGAATAGAAAACTCCTTGATTGCGAGTCCCGAAGTCAACATTAAATCCTACGACTTTATTCGATAATGCAAAATCAGTTTTTCCCGATAATGATCTAACCAAAGGTTGGTCACCACCACAGTCAAAAGAAAATGCATCTGTTTTCCATCTGTAATCTTGATTCTCTTTCAAATTCAAATGTTCAGATGGTTTACCAACAAAATAACAAACTAGTTTAGGTGAAGAGTCTCTATAATCAACTTCCAAATAAGTACCAAAAAGAGAGTTCGCCAAATCTTGAGTTGTTTCAGTTCTTGGTCGTTGACCATTTACCACTTCACCAACACCCCAAAAATTAACATAAGCCGGCATTGGCATCATTTGGAACTTGTTATCGGCAAAGATTTTACTCACAAAGTCTATAATTCGGGCGTTAGTTTGTGCAGTTGATGTTAGGAACGTCTTAAGTTTCAAAACATCAATTAGTACATCGTTTCCAATATCTCTGTTTGCACGATCCAAGAATAACACGTCTTGGAATAAAGTCCTTTCTCTAAATTCACCACCAGCAATCCATTTGTCGTTAAAAGCTTTGAAGGTTTCCCAAAGTTCTAACTTTTGTTCATTACCATCCAACGCTGAAAGAATTGGTTTCTCATTGGATTGTTGAACATTAGGTAATTGTTTCTGTAAACTAAAAAACAATTGTGTTAGAATTTCACTAATAAATTTGTCACCATTTTGATAATATTCATTTATTTGTTGTGTGAAATCTGTCGCTCCGTAATTACCGTTAGCTAATAACTTTTGAGTACCATATATTTTTATCAAAGGTGCAAATCGTTCTACATTTGTTTGATTGAACTCAACGTTCAAATCAACGAAAAAGTCAGTGTAGTAACTACCTGAGTTGGAATATTCCAAACCAGGTGTTGTTGCAAATCCAACAAAAGTATACATCGAATTCCACGCAGTTGGATTCAAAGCAATTGACTGTGCTAATGTGATTGTACTCGTAGTTGACGGTAATGTATTTTGAACGTAGGCATTGTAAGTAAAACCATCAAATACTTCATTTGTTGGGTTGGTTGTAAACGACCCCCATAATTTTCTGTTGAAATTACTCGGATTACCATACCTCAACACCACATCATAATTCAAGAATGTTTGAATCGTATTTGTAATCTTTATTGATTGTGCTTCGGACAATTTAGTGACATAATCTTCATAGGGAAGTTTATTATCAATAGTATCAACAGTCATCAATTCTTGCATCAAGAATTGGAAGTTTTTATTCACAAAACTCTGTCCTGAAACATCTTGAGTCGAGGCATCTTTTGAACTTATACAGAACTTTAAAAATTCTTGCTCAAACTCATCCAACATTTCTTTTTTGAATACACCAAATAAATCTTCTATTTTACTGTATTCTTGTTGGAGTTGGAATGAATCTCTATTCAAAGTGTTAGGCAGCACTTCTTTTATGTATTCATTGTAAGCTGGTTTTACAATACTTGGTAATTCGAAGTATCCATAGTTAGGAGATTGCCAAAAAGTACGAGCACTTCCATCAAAAATTGCTCTGTTGTTGAATACCTCCTGCGTCATCGTTTCACCAGTTGGAGTCGCCTTGAAACATTCAGAATATATTTGATTTGTATTTGTTCCGAAACTCGGAATGACAACCGTTTGATTCTGTAAGGTCGGAATGAACTTAGTTGAATTTTTTGTATCGAATGATGCAAACCAAGTTCTCAAAGTCAGAAGTCGGTTTGGATTATTTGGGTCAAACCCAACGGGTAGTTCGATGTTTGATCCGTTCACAGGACCAACATTTAATCCTTCAGCAACCGCTTGATTGAATTCGGCCGTGGTATAAGTTGAAAACAAATTCTGTCCTGTCATGAAATAGAATATGTTGTCCATGATCTTTGGATAAAATCCTAAATTCATAACGGAATTTGTTATACCAGCAAAAGTAGCGTTTTGTTGACCAACAATTCCAACATTAAGATTTTTTTGATTGGCAAAATTGTATGTAGTTGTCAAAGATTGATTTACTGGATCGTACAACCTGAAGTAATCAATATTATTCCATACCGAATCTAATGGATCAATACCACTATCAACAAAAGATTTGTATCTATGCCATATAGAACCAAATTTAAGAATCCAAGCATATGGTAATTTGTGAACCCCACCAAATTTAATAAGTGTCGCAAACATAAAATCCAAATCTTCAACAAGAGATGGTTCAATGTTTTTATATCTCTCACGTAGTGTTATTAGTGGGAGTGAATTTAAGAATAAATAAGCGGCGTTCTTGTATGGATATAATGACCCTCCAGTTCTATCAAGTTCAATACCCTCATTGAGAGCATTCAAGAAAACAGGCGTATTCAACATTGAGGTTGTTTGCTCCGCTGATAGATTTCCTGTTTTATTTTCGTAAATGATTGGACCTTCTGTCACCAAAAATTTACCTGATAGGAGTCTATCCAAATAAAATGAATCCAAGTTTTTATTCTGACCATTTGAATTAGATAAACTTGGTGAATTCACACTGAGATAATCCCCACTTGTAAATGGTCTATTTTGATTCTGATTCGAGGTGACTTGATAGTTTGTTACGAACTTTTTGGTTTCATTCACAAACAAACTACGAGTTGTTGAATAGGGGTCACCGTTGGCAAAAGTACCCAAATTAGTTTGTGTCCAACCTGTGTAAACAAATGGATATAGGTCGGCAATATCTTTTTGGTTTGATTTCGAAGATTTTACAAACTGTTCTATTTTTTTCAAAGACTCTACATTCTGATCTGTAGATTCTGAAATATTAGAAATAGTTGTGTTTGGTAAAATTGAAAAATCTTTAGTGGTTATCGCACGTAAATAATCTGAAGTGAATTCACCTCTGATAAGCTGTTGCCACGACAATCCCGTTCCATCGTTAGAGACAGATCTAAGAACATCCAAATAATTTACAGGTGTAAATGCAATGTTTTTAAGAGTTTTGGTAAGACTTGGACTTGCACCCAACAAAGAAGTTTGAATGTTGAGGTTTTCAATGTCGGATAAAGTCTTATAAAGTTCAAAGTTCGGTTCCCCATTCTTAAACAATCGATCCCAATATGCTGCAAGGAAAACTCTTTCATAAATTTCATATAAAAACTTCACATTTTGGTAATCCGAGTATGGTATATTTGTCAGTGGAAATTCCACAGCATTTACCGACAATCTTTGTATTGTTCTCGATAGGTTAGAATTTCCATTCGGAGCTGGTGGGTTATCTGCGGTCTTTATCAAACCTTTGATGTATTCCTCAACAAATTCTACTTCAGGCCATGCCTGAAAATCATTTGCACCTGTTCTACTTATTTCC